CTGTGACGCTTAAGGGACTGGGCGTCACGAACATCCGCAACAAGGACGAGCGCGGCAACCTCATCGCCCACGTCAATGTGCTGATTCCCACCAAGCTCAACGAAACCGAGCGCGGCCTCATCGAACAGTTCGCCGCCTCGCACGATTCAGGCGCCACGCACGTCTCCCAGGCATCCCGTCCACAGGCTGGCCAAAAGAAAGGCTTCTTCAGCAAGTTGAAGGACGCGCTAAGCTGAGAGTGGGTTGGAAAATAGCCGCTTTGCCTTACGGGAGTAGGGCTGAGCGGCTTTTTCGTTTTAACCGGTTTTAACGGTTTTAAACCTGTTTTTACTAAAAATGTGGGCAAAATGTGGGCAGAAATCGAGCCCGCGAAGCCCTCTGCCACAACGCGAAATCGGCCCCGTCCGGCAGCAGTCAAGCTCTGTGCGAGCTGTCTGCGATGCCGGGCGGGGCCGAACTATGTGTGGTCATGCGGCGCGGTCGAGGCGTTGTTTGATGGCGCTGACGCCGATGAGCGCGCCGGCGAGGATGCCGAGCGCGTTGAGCGTGATAACTATCGCGTCCACGTGAGGCCAGCCCCATGCGGGGCCGACCGTGCCCACGAACAGGGCGAGTGCGGGAAGGACGATGAGGCCCAGCCATTTGAGGATGTCGTAGACGCGGCTGGGGATGAACCAGTCGGGCACGATGTCGGTGGATGCCGGTGTATCGGTTGGATTGTCGGTCATGTTTGCTCCGATCGTAAAAATAATGGTGATACCGTCACCCGCATAATCGGGTGGCGGCATCGGTTTGGGTTAGCGGCAGGTCACCGTGTCGCCCACGTAGTAGACGTTGATGTTGCCGCTGGGGACCGAACACTGGGAGACGCTGTAGCCGTGGGAGGTGGCGAAATCCCACACGGTGTCGCCCCATTGGAGGACCTTGGAGACCCCGGTGGACGGTGCGGGGGTGGCAGTAGAGCCGCCGCCGTAGGTGACGACATCGCCCACGTAGTAGCGGTTGATGTCACCGCTTGGCGTGTGCCATGCGGACAGGGGCCATGCGTTGTAGGCTACGGCGAGTCCCCAGATGGTTTCTCCCCATTGCATGACGTGGGTGATGCCGCCCGTGTTGGTGTCGGCCGGGGGAGTGCTCGGCTGCACGGGCGCGGCCGGTGTGGCCGGGGGCGTGGAGTCGCCGGTTGGGTTGGCGTACAGATCCCACTGCCATGCGTCGCCGCGGAACACGTTGAGGTCGATGGGACTCCACGTGTTGACGACACCGGTGCCGGAGTACTGGCGCATGGCCTCGCCGTATGCGCCCAGCATCCACGGGTCGGCCTGATAGCCGGTCGGGCTCATGTTCGCGTACTGGGCGATCCACAAACCGTACCGGTTGCGGATGTCCTGCGGGATGGTGCCGGCGACCGGGCCGGTGTACAGCAATGGGCGCACGCCGCCCGAAAGCCGTTCGCACTCATTCATGAATCGGCGTACCCAGTCCCAATCGCCCCATGCGGGATTGTCGTCCATCTCCCAGTCGAGCGCCACGATGCCGTGACGCCAATAGTTCGACGTATTCGTGTAGAAGAACCGGGCCTCGGCCTCCGGGTTGCTTCCCATGGCGTAGTGATACAGGCCGAATTTCTTGCCGGATGCCTGCGCTTGGGCGATCACGCGGTTGGCGTCCGTGTTGACGCCGGACACGAGACAGTTGTTATACACCTGCCCCGTTCCCCATGTGGTGCCGACGACAACGAAGTCGGCCTGCGTGTTGGCGATGTCGATGCCGCACTGCCAGTTGGACACGTCGATGCCCTGCATGTCGGCCATCGCCGCCGGGGCGAACGACATGGAGACCGCGGCGACGAGCGCGGTCAGCGTCATGCCCACACGCCGGTGCAGGCGTCCGTGTTTATGCTTGCTTTTGTCGAGGATCTTCACATCCTCTCCTTCCCGCCCCGAGTCAAGGGGCAATAGAAAAGCCATCCCGGAATGGGATGGCTTTGAAAACCGGTATGAAATCAATGCCTGTGATCATGAGATGCGTCATTGCCGGTCCTCCAAGTATTTTTCGGCGGCGTTGACTATCCAGCATTGCGCGTCGAGTTTTTCGAGTTTGGCGAGCTCGTATCGGACTGCCTCCGAATGGTCGTGCGACTGGTCGCCGTAGATCAGGCTGATGATCGTGTTTTTGATCGTGTCGCGGCACAACTCGTCCATACGGTCATCGAATTTCGCAGTACGTTCGCCCAGCATTCTGGTTTTGGCGAAATGCTGCGAGAGCGGCGAATCGTATGGCAGGCGTTCCGGTTGCACGTGCGAGTACAGTCCGGTCGCCAACGCGTCCAAAGCGCCCGGCCAGACTTTAAGTCCGAGCGTGATGAGGGCGCACGCGCCGCCCACCCCACCGAACCCGGCTAGGAAATTTTGCAGCACATTACATCTCCTTACAGGAAAGCCCCGCACGTGGCGGGGCTGTGGTTGGTTTAATACGGGTGGTCGGTGGCGGCGAACACGAGCGGCAATCCGACGTTCTGCAGTATGTCCACGAGCGAACGGTCATCGAAACCACACAGGCGGGTCAGCACCATCACTCCTGCAGGCATCTGCACAGTCATATTCTTGATGAGGCCGATGAGATACGAGCCGTCCTTCTTCTGCCACACGACGTTCGCCAGTCCATCAGGCCGTGGTGTTGGCGGATTCAGCCAGCAGCCCCGTTCCGATTCGCCGGTGACGGTTATCTCACAGCCCTCGTCGGTGATCTTCGACGAGGCGGTCATACCAGTAGGAGCCCACGGTTTGACCGCCTCACGGTCCTTCAGGGTCGGTGGATCGTAGAGATTCCTGATCCTCACGCGGCCACCCCCAAACTGAGGGCTAGTAGATTGCCGTATCCTTGTCGAAGCAGTTGACGCCGACCGCCTGGAGGACAGTCCAATCGTCGTCCGAGAAGATTCCTCGGCATGCGAGCAGGACCTTCGCACCGGAGCCCATGAGCAATCCTTTGGCCCACAGGCTTTTGTTCTCCGTGATTGCCAGACCGCCGCTGAACGTGACACCGTCGCTCGTCGGCTCCACACGCCCCTGCACATCCTCGATGACAGCCGAACATATGTATCCGCCCGTCAGCGGTGGAAGGACGATGTTGCCCCACAACCGCAAGAGCTGATTGTCCTCGGTCGCCGTGTAGGTCTGCCCTTCCACGATGCCGGGGAATGCATTGCCGTTCGACAAGATGGTCTTGGTGGTTTTCGCCGGATTCCGCACGATCATCGCAGACCACCCGCCTTGACGGGACTAGTACGGTGCGGTCTGCGCGGTGAAGAAGCTTGGAAGCCCCCCCCCCGAAGTGAGAGCGTACGTGTCGGCGCGCTCCACGATGACATTGCTGATTGTCACACCGGTCTGGAATGCCCGAATGCGAACACGGTCTGGCTTTTTGAATGTGAAAGTCGTCTGGACGTGACCAATCTTGTCGGAAGAGAAAAGGGAGTTCCAGCCAGAATCGAACAACATTACATTAATGCCGGTTTGAGTCCCACTGTTTTGAATGTCAGCCGCGAAAACATAAGTGCCAGCCTCAAGATTGTCGATTACGACATCATAATCGCCGTGCGTGATGTCGCCTGTCCCATCATTGACCAATGGCGTCAATGGTGACGGATACAAGTTAATCCTCTGCATGATTCTCCAATTCCTTTCCCGTCAAAAGCTTCCAACCATCCCATTCCCTGCGCCACACCTCGCGGATACGGTCGATAAGGAAGCACATCACGTTCGCATCATCGCCGACTGCGCCGGTGTAATACTTGAGGCCATTGTGGAGTTTCTCGGTGCGGCACCACAGGCTGCCGACCGGAACCGTCGAAGGCTGGTCGGGCTGGACGAGAATCTGCTTGGCTCCCAAAGCCTTGCCGCCTTCGCCAATCGACACGTGGCAAGCGTGGAACGCATTCTGTTTGAGGACGGTGAGGAAATTCGTGGTGTCGGAAACGAAGCTCACCGTGCCGGCATTGATGCTCGCCACGGTGGTATCCGCCGTGGAAAGCGTCAAGGACGCGTCCTCGATATGACCGTCGGCGAAACCTTCTGCGCGGTCACCTTGACTTCCGGATGGTCGGCATAGAGTGCCTGAGCCTGGAAGTCCACCGGTTTGAGCCACACGTCCACAAGTGTTTCGGCGGCGGGCGGCCACACCTGCACGCCGTTGTAGAGAGCGTTCAAGAAGACCGGCTGGCCGTCCGCGTCGATGACTGGTTCGCCCACTCTCGCGCCGTTCAATAGCACGACCATTGTCAGGCCTCCTGCGAACCGTCGGCTGCGGCATCCGTGGTGTCGGGCGTGGATTCGCCCGTGGTCTCGGCCTTGTCATCGCCGGTCGCATCCGAAGCCTTGTCCTTCACGCTCTTCACAGCCTCGTCAATCGCCGTCAGAGCCTCATTCGCATGGGATTCCACCACGGCCTTGGACTCGCTAATGCTATCGGCGACGGACTGCACCGCTGCGACGTTGGCCGACACCTGAGCCGTCTGCTCCGACACAGCCTGCACGGCATCCGCAGCCTGCACGCTCGCCTCCTGCGCACCGGCAGCCGAAGCCTGCGCCGCATTAGCCACCTGAGCAGCCGCAGCCGACTGCGACTCCACCACGGCGCGAGTATCAGTCAAATCCTCCAGAATCTGGGAAGCCACCGTCTTAGCCTGACCCTCCGGATAAAACACCATCTGACCCGGATTCGCCGCCGACATGGCCTGCGCCTCCTGCAAGCTGGACGCCATCAGATACGTCAGCGCCGCACCATTGTTAAGCGCCGGAGCCAAAGTACTCGCATCCACATCGACCAGATCGGCGAACGCCACGGGCGTACTCGAATCCGGCACCTGCACGCATCGGACGAAACGCCAAGCGTCCGGCGATTCGTCCACCGTCACCTCATACGCGAACGTGTTATCGGTCGGCGGCACCGTAACGGTCGCTGTGCCATGCTCGTCCAGTCTCACCTCGAACGAGTCGCGCACCACGATGCGCTTGCCGCTGTTGAAACGGCTCGTCGGAACGACATGAACCGTCTCACCCGCCAAGTCAGCGATACCATCCGCACTCGGATGGCCGAAATCAAACTTGATCTGAGTCAAAACAACCTCCTAAAACAGAGAGACAAAAACAATGAGAAAACCCACACACGCCACCAACCAACGACAACACGCCAACGTGTGGGATTAAATCAGGAAAACAGGAAGGAACCAATGCTGTTCGACACGTTCGCAGACACCGTTTGGAGACCATCATGCGTAAAACTCCGCGAATGCACCAAGGTCGGTTACGAAAGCGCCCTCGCATGTCACATACTCCCGCGATGGAGAGGAAAGGACATCGACTCAATCACGGTGGCGGACATCGAATCATGGTTGGACTCCTTCGACAAGCCTGGAGCGGCACGCAAAGCCTACGCGGTGTTCCGCGCGATACTGCGACTTGCATTCAAACGCGGTTTGGCCGACAATGACGTGACCAGACGCGAGATACGCCTGCCACACCTACGCCACTACGAGCCGCAAGTACTGTCCGCGTCGGAAGTACGCAGACTGTTGAAAGGCTTCTACGGGCACCCGCTCGAAGCATGGCTATTGGTGTCCGTATGCGCGGGCTTGCGCCGCTGCGAGTCGGTCGGCCTGGAATGGGCCGACTTGGATTTGCGTCGCGGCACCGTCACGGTGAAAAGGTCGGTGCAGTGGGTGGCGGGCCATGAGACCGTCACCGAACCGAAGACCGATCTGAGCCGACGAACCGTCGCATTGCCACGGTTCGCGATAAAACGATTGGCGGAACTACGCCACGGCACGAAGACCGGCCGACTGGTCGGCAACCTGAACGCGAACCAAGTGGCAAACCACTACCGCAGTTGGTGCAGGCGCATGAAACTCCCATGCGTGCCTCCACGCAACCTGCGCCACACGTTCGGCACGTTGGCAATCAAAGCCGGAACCGACATCAGCGTGGTCGCACGACAGCTCGGACACTCCGACATCCAAACCACCGCCAGATATTATTTGAAGCCCGATCTGAGCGTCCTCAAGGACATGCAGAAAGCATGGCAGAAACTCATATTGACCTGCTGATAGCATTCCGTAATCCTTGAACGGCAGCCTTTCCCGTTTTTTGGCGATACCCTGCGATTGCGAAAACGCAATGGGCTTGTGATTGCGACAGTCAGCGCAAGTCCAGCATCCACATTGAAGAATCTTTACAATGTGACCGCTAATGAGACCATTGCGAATGGATTCAGGCCATCATCAGTTGACGCAATCATGACTTCAGTCAGTCATGGTGGTGACGTTGCGGCAGTGCTGATTCATCCCGATGGGCGAATCAGCGTGTTCGGGACGTTGATTGTCGGCCACCATTACCTGTGGCAAGGCGTATGGCCGGCTGAATAGCTTTCCGTAACCCTGTACAATGCGAGGGGCTTCACGGTCATCCGTACCGGCATGATGATGCTGGTCAAATATTCCGGCAATATCGGTAATGGCAGTTGGGATGCCGTTCAATGCGAATACAAGCTGCCTGCTGAACTGTGCCCTCCGGTTGAAGTCAATGCGATGATGTGCGTGACGAACGGGCAGACGGCGAGAATGCTCAGCGTCAATCCGAACGGAACCATCCGATGCGCGAACATGGGAGCCGCTGGCAGCAATCAGAATTGCGTCGGCTCGCTCTGCTATCCGATCCCATGAGGATAGTTTTCCGTAACCCAGCAATGGAAACCGCCGTATACGAACGACAGCCTCACTCTGTGTCGCGTCGGACGTATCGTCACGGTCAACGGCAACGTCAAGTTCACCGGCAGTGGACAGCAGAACTACTCGACGGCGAATGAGACCATCCCTGAAGCGTTCCGCCCGCTCGCCGATATGAGCATCATCGCGTTCCCGTCCTGCGGTTTCAGTCTGCTTGTCGAGCGTGACGGGAAGGTGCAGATGCTAGGCGACCCGAAATCCGCCTACTCCACGGCGCACGGCTGTTGGATGGCGTCCTAGACGAATTCCACACCATCAGGCACCGGAATGATCCTCGGGAAGCATTGGACGATATCGGACGAGCCCACGCCTCCGACAATCGTCACCGACCCGTCAGTATTCCAGTCCGCCTGTTTGCCATACGCGGCACCGGTCACGTTCGCGACGCACCCAAGACTGATCTTCTTGGAGGGCTTCACGCCCGCTTTGAACAGCCAGACAGTGAAATCGCCGACTTTCACGGTGCTTCGGAACGAAGACAGGTCCACGAAAATCAGACCGTCTTTGACCGTGATGGTGTTCGAAGCGCCATAAGCAAACGGAACGAACGATGAGGTGTCCTGAAATTTCAGTTGGCATGTCTGGGTTACGGAATCCCACAAAGCCCCTCTCGGCGTGAACAGGCGCACCGGCGTGCCGACCGTGATGCCGTCAAGCGGGATGCGCCACAACGGCATGTATGCGTCAACCGCGCCGGACAGTATCTTCCCTGACGGAATGGTCGGGTCAGCGGCGGCAGTCGCGTTCGGCGAACCCTTCAACACGGCCAACTCCACCTTTTCCACGCCGGTCGAGGAATCTCGATGGTAGTGCGCGCAAATGATGTCATTGCGTTTCATACCCTGCGACCCGTTGAAGATCGTCACCGATTCCGCCGCCGTGATATGCCAGTCCAAGCCTTGTATCGACGCGCAACCCGTACCGATGGTGGCCTTGTTCGCACTGCCCATCGTGCACTTGAACGCGTCACCCCAGTCGAACACCACATCAGACTTAGAAAACTTGGCCTGATGGATGATCGCCTTGTCCTCACTTGAGATGTGCGCAACTCCGGCCTTGCCGTCAACCAGTTCGATGGTCACTGTCCGACCTCCTTCAACCATGCTTCAAACGAAGCGTCATCCTGCTGCATGAACGTCATGAAAGACGTATTGCATTTGGAACACAATTCATAGATGTCAGGCGTCACATCATCCGCGATGCGGGTCGCCTTGCCAGCCGAATAGCGGCGCACGGTGAACCATTCCCGCGCCTCAGTGTCACCAGCGGCGACATAAGCGGTCTTGCCGCACTTGTCGCACACGTACTTCGAGTAACCGTCAGATTTCACTAGCCTATCCTTTCAAACGTAAAACAACCAAGCGAAGGCAACTGCCTCCACGTGCCACCGAAATCAACGGAAGGGTCAACGCCCGTCGTGTTCATCACCACATAGCCGACCGGAAACACGACCCTCCCGGAAGCGCCGCCGCCGACATGCGCGCTGATGACACCATCCACGCTCACGATCGTGGAACCGTCCACCCTCACGCCACCCAACACGTCCGTGGACGCCTTCGGCAGCGTGTAGGCGTTCGCGCCCCGTTCGACCGAAGCGAGCTTCGACCGCTCGTCATCGGTCATCATGCCCGACTTCGCATTGTCGGCCACGCTCTTGGCCGCATCGGCGACGTTCTTCGCATCCTCGGCGGTCTGATTCGCCTTGCCGATCTGCGCCGCGAAACCGGAAGCCGTCCTGTTCGCCGACTCGGCGACCTGCCTGACGGCATCCAAATCCTCGGAAGCGACCTCCGCGTTGATCGTGCCGCCTGAAATCGACAGGCCACGGCCAGCCGTCAAAGACACGCCACCGCCAGTCGAACCCGAAGACGAAGAGGAAGAACCGGAATAGTTCGCGTTCGCCGACTGCACCGGCAGTCCGACCTCGAACGTCGAAGCCAAAATCCCGGAATCGATTTTCACGATCCGCTTCGTCACCACGGCGGTGACGTTGACGCCGGAAGCATGATCCGCCGCAACAATCTTGTCATCCACGCGCAGACCGTCGCCGACCTCATCGGACAACGACACCTCGACCGAACCACCGGTCTGCAATTCCTGCAGATGCTTCTTCGTCTCGGATTGCAGCGTGCCCAAATCCGCGTTGGAATAGTCGTATGTGGCGCATACTTCGTCAGCGCCTACGAGCGTCTGTGTCTGACTCACCACGCCGGTCGCATCCGCGAAATAATTGACCACCAGACGGTTCTTGAGCTCCTGCGAGCCAAGGCCGATGAGATGATTCACCGCGCGACGGTTGGTCTCGGCCTTGAAATCCACCAAGTCGGAGTCGATCGTGTTGTCGATGATGCCGACCGGCGTGATGCCAAGCAGGATGTGATTATCCTTGGCTTGGAAGTCGAGGCGTCTGCCGCAGGATGCGAGCAGATTGCGGAATCCTGTGTAGGCGTCCACGTAGCGTGGATTCTGGAACATCCAATTCGACAGAGTGGAAGCATCGGAGGAATCGACAGTGAAAACCGAATCCAAACCGATGCGCTTCAAAAGGTTTTTGAGGATGTCAGGCAGCTTGCCGGAGACGGTCAGGTAATCCTGATTCGCGTCCGGCTGCAATATCTTCGCCGCCAACATGCCAGTCCACGATTGGCCGATCCACGTGGCCGTGGACACGCCACCGGAAACAGCCACACGACGGTCGACGATCCGGCCGCCCACGTCACTGCCGTCAATCCAGAAATACCAGCCACGTTCAATTTCCGGCGCAGACGGATCTTCGATGGTCAGCTCGAAATCGTTTTCGTCCGTGCCGCAAGCCCAATCCAACGTCACCTGCGATACGCTCGCATGTGGCGTCAGCTTGCCGTCTGCGATGATAACGTCCGCCATGGCACACCTCCAGAAACGTCAAACATGGTCAAATCGATGCCATAATTGCCGGAAACCGTCAACAGCGAATCTCCGGCCGGTATCGGCTCGAAAACATATGAGCCGCTTCCACTGCCGTTGCCGCGAACTCCCTTGTCGAAAACATCCGAAACGTCGCCGTTTTTGGCTGTCAACGTTATCGTCTTCCGCAAGCCGGTGGCCGATAATGACACATGACCGCCTTCCGGCACTGTCACGTCAACCGCATAGGTGTTGCCGCCAATCTGGAAAGACGGGTTGACGCAAGGGCCGAAAATGACCGCAGTGAACTCAGCGGCCTTGCCGGTCGGATTATTCACCGTCAAGGCGATTTTCGACGGAGCCAAATCGGTCGGCAAGTCCAGTGGAAGGTCAATCTGCGAGCCGGTGCCTGCCGTCATCGGAAAGAAATGCTGCACCGGCAGCGCGCGACGCCAGACGCCATCGCAAAGGACAATCGTGTAATCGACTTGCGCGTATTCCGGCCATGGCACCAGACCGAGAGAAGAACCGACGACATACGCCCGCTGGAACCATTCGCCATCAACGGTCAACGTGCCTGGCGTAACGGCCTGCACGTCCGAATCGAAAGCCGTCTGAGCCACGTCCAATCTTGACGGATCCGTGGTGCGGACGGTCATTTTCGCCGTCGAAGCGTTTCTGCTCACCGATTTGATGCCGCGAGTGGCCAGCGTGTACGTCCATGCGTATCCGCGCATTTCCTGCAAATCGGCGACCCACAGACTGCCGGTGTTGAGGTCGATGACCGTGCCATCGTGCGACGTGTATTTAAGCTCGCGCATATTTGCGGATCAACCTCCCCAAGTCACGGTCGCTGACCGTCGAATCATCGGACGCGGCGCTGATGATCGCGCCAAGATCATTGTGCAGGCTGGTTATCGCCGCCACCACGGAAGCGGTATCAACCTGTACGCTGACCTGATTGCCTGTCATCTGATTGGCTGTGGCAAACACTTCGCGTGGGATGGCGCGCCGGTTCAGCGCGTCCATGAAGTCGACGCCGTAATAGCTGGTGGCGAGCGCGTTTTCGACGTATTCGCCGCGTGCGATGCGGCCGTTGTCGAGGTAGACGCTGTCGCTGGTCGCGGTGCCTGGCGCCCATTTCGGGTCGACGTAGCCGTTGAAGGCGTAGCCTCCGTTGGCGTATCGGAATCGGTCGCCGTCGTAGAGGCCGCCGGTGGCTCCTGTCGGAATGTTGCCTGTGGCGTTTTTCGGACGGTATCCGCTGGATGAGTATGTGCCCCCTGATTCGTCGACGTAGGTTCCGTGGATTTGGAAATATTTGTCGGCGATCTGGTAGTTGCTCAGGTTGGTGAGCATGCTCATGGCGGGTGAGCCGTCTGCGTTGACGATGAATCCTTTGTCGTTGAGTTTCCATCCTTGGGTTTGGAGGAATTTGTTCATCGCATCGGAATTGTCACCTTTGAGGTAGCCTGTCTTGTCGTCGATTTTGGCTCCGTTCGCGATGGCGAGGGCGATCATGTATTGGTCGCTGTCCAGGGTGAGGGTGCCGGTTTTGGGGTCGATTTTGGCGTTTGTGGCTTGGGCGATTTTCTTCATCAGGTCGGTGTTGTCTCCGCTGATGGTGACGTGTTTGCCGTCCGGTGTTTCTTCGGCGGCGAGTTTGACCTGTTCGAATTTGGCGACGGCGTCGCCGGTGACTGTGACTTCGATGGTTTTCGAGTCGGGGGTGTTCTGCAGGCTGTTGACGAGTTCGTCGACCGCGTCGCGTGTGAGTCCGTAGGCTTGTGCGGCGGCTTCTGCTTCCTCCGGTGTTTTGCCGAGGGATTGCATGAGTTGGGTGAACGCGTCGTGTGCCTTGTCGATGTTCGGGTAGATGTCGTTGAGGCTGTCTCCGTTCTGCGCTTGGGCTTTGGCGCATTTGAGCGCCGCGTCGGCGATGTCGTTCAGGGCGCTTTGGTTCTCGCGTCCGGCTTCCGTGTTCAGGTCGAGGGTTTTGACGTTCTGACTGATGGTGTCGTTCGCCGAGGAGATCTTGTTGGCGAGGTCGATTTGCGCGTCGGACGAGCTGATGGCGAACCCGTAGTAGGTCTGCATCGCGTCGATGACTTCGGACAGCGCGCTGGCGGTGTCGCTGACGGCGTCCGTAGTGGCACCGAACGCTTCGGCGAGGATGTCGTCGGCGCTGGCCGCTTCCTGCGCGTTGTCGGCGGATTGGCTGGCCGCGTCTGCTCCCGACAGGAGCGCCCCTGTCTTGTCGATGCTTGCCTGGGTGGATTCTTTTTCGGCCTGCGCGAGGTTGGCCGCCGAGATTTGGCTTTCCTTGTAGCCTTTTTGGAGCTCCGTGAGGCTGTTGGCTACAACCTTGTACTCGTTGCCGGTAAACAGGCCGCCCTGGTTTGCGAGCTGGGTGCGGTAGGCGTCAAGCTCCTTGTAGACTTCGTTGACGGCGGTCTTCTCGCCTTGGATGGCTTTGATATACGTGCTGTGTTTGACGCCGACCTTGTCGATGGCCTGCCACACGTTGTCGTAGCCGGTGATGAGACGACCGAGCCAGTTGTCGGTGACCCTCGCGCCGGACGAGTCGGACAGCGCCTTCTCGTAGTGTTGCGCGGCGGAGGTCCCCTCCTGCAGGGCGTTCGACAGTTGCGTGGACCGCTCCTGGGCTTTCTGCTGTTCGGAGATGAACGCTCCGAGGACCGCCGTTGCCGCAGTGATCGCGATGCCCCACGGGCCGCCGAGCAGGTCGATGACGCTGCTGCCTACAGCCTTGAACCCAGCGGTCTTCAACTCCGCCTTGGACGCGGACGTGCCGAACGTCTCCATCTGTTCGGAAGCGCTCATCGAGGACGCCTTGAACATCTGGAATGCGGTCTGCGCGGAAGCCAGCGCGGTTTTGACTCGTTGGATCGGGTCTATCGCAAGCCCGATGTTGTTGGCCATGGTGCTGGTGCTGCCGTTGAGATTGCCTGCGGCCTTGTGCACCGCGCCGAACACGCCGGCCAGAGACGCCATGACCACGAGCGTCTGCTGCACTCCGGACGGCAAACCGGCGAACGCGTCAACCAGCGTATCCAAGCCCTGCACCATCTTGCGCAAAGGCCCCTGAGCGCCCTCGCCAACGGAAATCATCAAGGACTCCATCGAACCACTCAGATTCTCCAGATCTCCCTTGAGATTGTTGTTCTTCGCGGCCGCCTGCTCGGCGGCGTAACCGCTTTCGGAGACGGCCTTCGTCCACTTGTTGACATCGGACTCGCCGGCCTCGTACAGGTAGTTCGCGGCCTTGATGGCATAGCTGCCGAAGATGGTCGCGTTCGCCTGGTTGCGCTGTTCGTCGGTCAGGTTCTTTTCGGCCTTCTGCAATTGGCCGGCGAAATTCGCCATGCCGACGAAATGGCCTTGAGCATCGTAAGCACTGATGCCAAGTTCCTTCATCGTGTTGGACGCTTTGGTGGACGGCGCGGCCAGTTTCATCAGCATACTGTTCAGCTGTGTGCCGGCTTCGGCGCCGATGGTGCCGTTCTGCGCGAACAGGGCCAGTACGCCGGTGGTCTCCTGAATGTTCATGCCGAAACTGTTCGCTTGGGCGCCGCAATTGTTCAACGCCTCGCCGAAATCGGAGACATTGCCGACGGCCTTGCCTGCGCCAGCCGCCAAAGTATCGGCCACCTGGGAAGCCTGAGACCCCTTCAGATGGAACATGCTCAACGCGTTGGCCATGTATTCGGAGGCATCCCCAACAGCCATTCCATCGGACGCGGCCAGATTCAAAGCGCCAGACAAGCCGCCAGTGAGAATATCCGTGACGCTCATGCCGGCCTTGCCGAGATCATTGATCGCATCAGCGGAATCCGAAGCAGAATAAACCGTGGAAGCTCCGGCTTCGATGGCGGCGGCACGCAGCTGGTCCAATTGTGCGCCGGTCGCGCCGGTGTTCGCCTGCACGGTGCTCATCTGCTGGTCGAAGTCCGCGGCCATCTTCACCGCAGCCACGCCGAAAGCGGCCACGGCCAGCCCTGCGGCGGTCATACCACTGGCGATAAGCGCGGACTTGCGACCGGTGTTCTCCATACCGGACGCGACCGTCTTCGCAGTGCTTCCGGCACGGGTCATCGCCGCCTCATATGAGGCTGTGTCCGCCATCAACCGGATGACGATGTTCTTGTTCTCCGCCAAAGCATCCTCCAAAAATCAGGTCAAATGCGCCACCAAAGCGTTCGCCGCCGGATTGTCCCTGCCATTCGCGTCAATCCACCTTTTCATGGCCTGCTGCATGTGCGCGGTGGCCCAGCAGACGCTGGTTTCGGCATGCAGGGTGAGTTCGGCCTTCGGGTCTTGGCAGATCGAACGAGGCAAACCGCACATCGGGCACAATGACCGTTCGTATTCCGCCAACGAGCGCATCCAATTACGCTCCGTCTCATCCCATTCGACCTCATCGCCCCTGCTCGGACGCCAGCCCATGAAACGCTTATAAGAGATGCCGAGCTGGCGGCAGATGCGCAGATCCTCGACTAATTGTGGAGAACCTTCGAGGCGAGGTCGAATGCCGCTTTTGGGTCCGCTGCGGTGCCGTTCAGCTCCGCGATGGCCCGCCATAGCGGCGTGAACTGGCCATCGGTGAGTTCGTCGAACAGATTCCGCCACGCCTGTTCGGTCTTGTCCTCGTCGGCCACCGGCTTGCCGCCGATGGTCGCGGAGTCAAGCATGAGAGGCAATGCCGCGGCGGCGGTGCCGAACATGTCGTTCGTGCCGTTCTTATTGCGGTGCGCGGCCAGTGCCTGCGCCCACTTGCTGACCGGCAACGCCCGCAACGTGAGCTTCAATGTCTCCGCATCCGCCTGTTCGCGGAGCTGTTCTATGCGTTTGGCGGTGGCCTTAGCTTGCCGGTTAGTCCCAGCCTCCGTGACCTGTTCGCGCGTGGTCTCCTCGGCCAACGCATCACCCAATCTGGCGATGTCCTCGGCGGTCTGCTGGTTGAGGATAATATCGACCTCACGCGTGCGCCTGGTGACTTTAAGCATATGTGTTCCTTCGCTCTAATATTCATGTTCCTTTGCCGGAAAAGAGAAAAGAGGGTCCCGCACCGGCGAAAGGGATGAAAGTCCGGTGCGGGAAGAATCAATCAGGCGACCTTCACGTTCTCCGCCCAGCCGGGAGCGCGGACGGAGAAATTGACCTTGCTGCGCAGCACGCTGTTCGCGGCGATCGCCACCTTGGCGCGCATGCCGATGCGGACCGCATACACGTTCACAAGGTCGCCGGCGACAAAAGTCTGATCCGTCTGCTTGCCGTAGCGTCGCACGAAATATCCCTCCGCGCCCTCGATCAAAGTCTCCATTGCCGCGTTCTGCGTGGAATGCGACGTGTTGGTGTTGTCGATGACCTCGACGTTCGGGCCACTGATCTTCTTACGTCCGGGATTCTCGTAATCCTGCGCGCTGTTCTCGCGCTGGTCGGAGATGGAATCCTGCGACGGCGAGCACGACCAGCCGCCCAAAGTGACGTAGTTGCTCAGGTCGGTTCCGGCGTTGATCTCTGCAGCGGTCGGCTTCTGGATGTTTTTGATGGACGGCACCCAGATCGTGTTGACCAGACCATCGGCTGGCGTTGAAGGCACTTCGGTGCCCAGAGTCAAAACCATGACTCCTCCTTAGATATTTGGGGTCACATGCGTGACCAGTTGAATTTGAAAGTCAATAGGCGCACCTGATAGAGCAGGCTCGTGTCCTCTGCGGTGAGTCCGGCAGCATAGGCTCCGCTATCGGAGGAAAGGGTCAGGCAGCCGGTGTCGAAGCCCTGCGCGACGAACCGTTTTCCAGCCAAGGCTGGAATCATGAGATCATCGGCCAGCACGTTGACGGAATCGGCCGTAGTGCTCACGATGCGCACAAGCAAAGTGCCGATGCCGCAATGCACATGTTGCGTCTCGCCGACGATATGACCGTTGGTCGTGACCGTTTCGATCACCCACGGCGGCTTCTCCGTCGGCGTCGGCGCGGTCTGCTTGTAGACCTTCCACCCATCCGCAGGTTTTGGCACATGGTCGAGGATCGTGTTCGACAGGGTCATTATCGACTGCACTAGAATCCCTCCACTGCGGCACGCGCCACGTATTCCGCGAGCTTCGGAAGCTCTTCCTCGCCATGCTCGTAGAACCGGTGCGTTCCACCACCCCTCGCGGTGCCGAAGAACGCGATGTTCGCGAGCGAACCCGCTCCGCCCTTGGTGGGGCCTATCTCGGCGGTGATGCGTCCGGGCGTCTCGCTCACCGTGTAGGTGATCGGAATGCTGCGGAACGCCTTGTTGCCTGAGCCTTTCAGGTCGTCGCGAATCGAGTTCTTGACGTTCTGCGCGCCCTTCTTCACCGAAGCGGAGATCAAGGCGCGGCGAGCCACGCCCTTGGCGAGCAGCACGTCACCGAAGGCCGTCAATTGTGAAGCGTCGAACAGTCCGCTCATGCGTCCTCCTTCACGTTCCAACGGCAGGCTGTGGCGTGCGTCTTCTCGCTTTGAGGTGAGACGAGCCTGAGCCGCCTGCCGGCGAGCAGCGGATTGGCGGATTCCGTGACTTCCACCACGTCACCGGTGCGAAGGCCTGGAGTGCCGTAGGGAAAATGCACGTACAAAGACCAGACCAACGAGACGGTGCCCACGGCTTGGGCCGCGTTGCTTTCGGTCTGCTCGCTGGCGAGGCCGCCGCTGGTCTGCACCTTGCAGCTGCCTTCGTACACCTGTTCCTTGCCGGTGTTCGGCAGTCCCGTGTCCGGATCCGTTGTGGTGGATCCGGGGCGGGTGACGACGCACTGGTCGGTCATGAGGCTTTCGGCCATCTGGCGTAGTTTCGGAAGGGCTCCGATGAGAGGTGCCATGCTTGGCATGTCAACCTCCTCAGTAGTCGTAGGGGTAGTGCGGCAGCGGGATGGCCACGGGTTCCGGAGCGATGACCGCCGTAGCGAGATCGCTGCTGACACGTTTCAGCAGCATGTCCCATTCCTCGTCGAGGATGGAGATCTCGCCGCGACTGCGCGAGCTGTCGATGCTGGTCTGCATGTTACCGTCGTCGATCTGCAGCATGGTGCTGCTCACGCCCTCAGGGTTGAGCGCCTTGCGTGCGACGGCGGCGGATTCCACCTCGATGACGGTCTCCTGATATCTCTCGTCCCTGCACCATTCGTCCAGCACTGGGATGCGGTTGCGGATCATCATTTCGGCGCGGCGGAGCCATTTCCCGATCTGCCTGCCTTCGGTGCTGTCGAAGGCGATGTCGCGGCCGAGTTCGACCGCGACATCGTCGATTTGCGCCCATGTCATGGGATCACTTCGCGATGATACCGGCGTTGCGCAGGCTGGTCAGCAAAGCGTTGATGGTGGCCGCCTCCTGACCTGTGGTGGCGTCCCTCACCGCAGCAGCCTGCTTGGCGGGCATGCCGGACAGCACCGTGTCGAGCGGCTTTGCTGCGCCGCCCGGCTGCGGCACATACACCGCGCTTGCCGGGATCATGCCCTCGTGACGTCCGTTCGTGGTCTCCTTCATCATTCACCATCCTTCGCACTGGTCTTCTTCTTCGGCTTCGCGGCGTCGGCGACCTTGCTCGGTTCGTCGGCCTGCACCTCGGCCACTGTGTAGCCGTGACGCTGGAAATAGTCGGACGGATCCACGTCGGTCTCACCGACGCCACCGACGAAGGTCACGCCGGCGGTGACGCCGTTGTACTCATTATTCGGAGCTTCGATTCGCCACATCATGATCACCTGACCTTGATCTTACGGAGCACGCCAGCGGCCTTGGTGGCCTTCAATGCGACGCCGACCGGACCAAGTTCGACCTCGCCGCGATGCACTGCGCCCGGCTGGGTGAAGTCAGGCAGCCAGGTCTTCACGAGGGTGCCGTCGGTGGTGGTGATGCCACAGAAGCCGTCCAGGCCGACGCGGTACGCGTACAGGCTGGTGGTGCCGTCTGAGGCGATGGGGATGATCGGATCGTTGCTGCCGGCCTTCTCTCCGGCATCGGCGAAGAGGATGCCGCCATAGGATTCGCGGCTGATCGGACGGCCGTTCGCGTTGACGAGACCATCGATCGGCTCGCGCACGTACATGCTGGTGCGGCGCACCATGGCACGGACGCGGGCAAGAGCCTTCTTGTTGCCGACCACGATGGTCGGCGTGCCGTCAAGCAGGTCGAGGAACTCGTCGAGCGTGTCGATGGCCTTGTTGCCCTTCTCTCCTTCGAGGTCGGTCCAGTCGTAGGTGTCGGAGGTGGGCTTCATCTCGGTGCTTGAGCCAGTGAGCGCCTTGTCCAGGCCGTCGAAGGCCTTATCGTTCACACCGGTATCGCCGTTGATGACGGTATCCTGGAACAGGGTTATCGCGGCCTTCACCTTGTCGTTGATGTTGCGGGTCACCTCGTCGGATCCCTTCGGACCGATGTTCGCGAGGATGCGGTCGATCTCGAAAGCGCCGCCGAGCACGGCGAGCGTGGTGCTGTACTTCTTGGTCGTGGTAGTGCTCGGCAAGTATTCCGTGTTGATGGCGCGGAATTCGGCGGTGGGCTGGGTCTCCTGCCGACGGTAGGAGTAGTCGAGCGTCGCACCGCCTCCTGCGGGGTTCACGGCATCATCGAAGATGAGGGAATCAAGGATGACGCTGGACTTTCGAAATTCGTCGATGACGAAAGGGTCGTAGTCTTCGAGGGCGTTGTTCTTCGCCTCTGCGAGAGTGACAGCCATAAGGTTGTCTCCTTCCTAAGGAATCGGTTACTTGTAATATGCGGAAATGGCTTCGGAGAGACTGTGCGGCTTCGGGTCGCCGCCCTTGCCCTGACTCGGGTCGGGCTTGACGTTCGGCTTGTTCTGCACGCTGACGAGCTTCAGCAGGCTGTCCGCATCGGCTTCCAGCTCCTCGCGAGTGGATCCCTGCAGACGTTCCGCCAAGACCTTCGGCAATTGCTTGTCGACGGCGACTTCGTATCGCAGTGCCTTCGCGGCATTGCCGGTGTTGGACTTCTCCAGGCTGGCGATCCTCTCGCTGGCCTTTTCCGCGTCGGTCTTGTCGCGATCCTCGAACTCTTTGATTCTGGCGTTCGCGGCGGCGAGCTGTTCGCGCAGCGACTTGTTGGCCCGGCGCTCGTTCTTGAGCGCGGTCATGCCGTGTTCGCCGAGCTTCTCGTCGCCTTCGCCGCCGGTATTCGCCTGTGGGTCGGATTGCGGCGGCTCAGGCTGCGGCGGCTCTCCGCCGCCCGGTTCGGCACCGGTCTCGATGGTGCGGATGCGGATGAGATTCCACCATTTCCTATGCATTGTGTTTTCTCCTTGTGGTTTCCTTGGCCGTCACATCGCGTGCCGGCGCCGACACCATCGCGATGCCGGTGAAAAATTCGATTTCGGCTAGAGGATCCAGCCGTACTTGTAGAGCATGCCCAAGGCCTTCTCATGATCATCGCCGCAGCGTGCGTAAATGGTCTCGGGCATGAGACGCGGCCTGTCGACCTTTGTGTACCGGCCGCCGTTCTTGATGAATTCCTTGGCGTATCCGGAGTCGATCATGCGTGATGCGGCGAGTCCGTGGCGCGTGGTGCCCTCGGTCGTGTACTTGATGTTCCGCCCGTCGATCTGGGCGGTGCGGATGCCGCGTTGGGCGTTAACCAGCTGGTTGAGGTCGGCTCCGTCCGTGTAGGCTCGGGCGTTGGCCCTTCCGCCAAGGACTTTGGCGAGCTGGCCTTCGTCCAGTGAATCGAGGTATTCGTTCGGACTGGTGCATGCGTTTGCCGGTGCTTTAGGACCGGTGTAGACGGCGATGCAGTCGCAGTGCGGATGCCTTTCGAAAGGCGTCTTGCCGCATGGCTGTCCGGCGAGGATGACGCATCTTCCGCAGCTCGGCGGTGTCAGGCCGCGCACGTAGGTGGATTGGTAGCAGATGCCGCGAGCGGTCATGCTTGTGGCCGACCGGTGAGTGTCCGCCAGCATGGTGCGCGTCCTGAGCACCAAGGTCACGCCTATGCGGTCCATGGCCACGTCCACCGGAGCGCCGTTGGACACGGCCCGCTTGCCGATGGTGATCGCCGTCCACATCGTGTCCACGGTATCCATGCCGTTGCCGTTCACACCGACCCACTGCCATGGGTCCGGCTTGTATTCCGGGTGTGCTGCGTTCATGTCGAAGCGTTCCATGATTTTCGGCGTCGATGCTATCGCGTCGGCGGCGGTGTGGTATTGCGCCGTGTCCAATACTCGGAAAAGTTCAGGCATCATGTCCGCGAAGGCGGCGTCGAAGTCTGGTTGCGCGTGCTTATGCCACAGTCTGAGCACCGTCGCGGCCAGCCGGTTGCTTCGGCTGCGCAGCAGACGGTTCTGCGCCGTCGCCTCCTGCGGAAGCGTCTGCCCAGCCATCGTCGCCGCCATAGTCCACGTCCTTCATGAATTGGCCATAGGATTCGCTGATCTGCTTGGCGAAGTACTCGCGCTCCTTGTCCTTGCGGGCCTCGCTCCAGCCAAGCTCGTCCCATGCCCCCTCGCGGGAAAGGATGCCGGACGCCATGAGCTTCGTGATCGCATCAGCACGCTGAGCGTAGGTAGGCGTGTTCGGATCCTCCCAGTCGCAGCGCACCAGGTTCGCGTTAATGTCGTCGCTGGTGGCGAGCTTGTGCGCCACGGCCATGACCTGCGACCACGCATCGCCGTCGACGGCGTTCTTCAGCTCGACGTTCTTCACCAGTCTCAGCTCGTCGGCGCGGATGGCTCCCTCGGCTGCTGGATTGGCGGTGTTCATTCCGAAATAACGCATCGGAAGACCGGTGATGGCGCTCATCTGCTCGCTCAGCAGGTCGATGACCGTCTTGAAGTTCGACAGGTCAGATGCCGTGAACTGGCCGAATTTCGCGTTCGCGTTCTTGGAGGTGAGCATCGAGTTGAAATAGGTCTTTATCGCCGATGCCGGCTGTCCGGTCTTCGCGTCGATAAAGTCGTTGTGCGTGACGCCGATCGCCCATTTGCCTGGCACCGCGTGAGTTTCCATGGCGATCTGCAGGTCGAGGATGGCGCGTGCGGCCATGTCTGTCGGCCGCACCACGTCGGCCATCTCGCTCTCGCCAAGGAAGTCGCCGGCGCGCGGACGGTTGAGGAACTGCACAACAGGGACGACGCCGAGGTGATGGTCGTCGCGGCCGGTCATGACCCACTTGCCATGCTGTTTCTCCAGCCAGAGCGTGTATTCGGGCGTGTACAGCGTCGCGTAGTCCGGCGTCCCGTTCTCCCAAGGGTCGAAATAGACGCGGAGCGCCGATTCGACGGTTCTCGTGCGCGGGTCGATGCGCGCGATCATGTTCCTGGATGATTCGACGGTGATCAGTGGATGCCGTCTGTCCTTCGGGTTAGCGCCGACGCATACGAAGCCGTGGCCCTGCACGCGTGTCTCCGTGTGCAAAAGCACCTGCTGCGATTCCATGTTGTTGTATTCCCAAAGATCGCGCAGCTCGTTTGACACCTTGTCGTCATCCGGCACGGAGAAGGATTTGACCTGCTGGCGCTGCACGACGCTATCGACCACGATGCGCGGCCAATTCAGCGGAAAAACGAACGAACGGAGTTCGGCCGGCACGGCGATGCCGATGCTCTGGATGACCTGCCGTCCGCGATAATAATCATCCCACTGCCTATGAGGCTTGCGCAGTCGTGCAAGCCGGTAGGTGAGGCTCCTGATGAGCTTCGCGTCATCGTCGGAAAGCCTCGATGCCTGTATCAGCTCCACAACAGCCTCCTTACCAGCCGTACACCATGACCGGTGAGCCGCCTGCGCTCCAGCCGAGCGCCCTCATGTCGGACGCCGCCTCGTGCGCGAGGATGTCGGCCATGGTTATATCGATCTTCTGATTCTCGCTCGGCTTGCCGAGCACGTACTTGTCGCCAGGCTTGGCGATCCGTCGAGCAGCCATCATGTGAAGCTTCGCGACCGGGTCGTCACTGTGGGTGGTGGTGCCGTCGGTGGTGTCGGTCATGAAACGGGTGAGCGCATCGTACATGCGGCCGGTGCGGTTCGTTGGCCACTGCACCACCACATCCTCGCCGAAGCGCACGCCCCAGTCATCGATAAGCGACTCCCACAAATGAGGGTCGCAGTAGAATCGCCTGACCCTAAAATGATTGAACAGGTCGGAAACGGCGGCGTCGACCTCGCTGCGTGGGATTCGTCCCTCCCATTCGACCGGATTCCAATACGTCGGCCGCCTGTCCACGCCGTAGACGGGTGTGAACCGGTAGCCGTCCACGGTCTCGGCGCGAATCGCCGACCAGTCGCCGGACTGGGAACCGTCGAAGCCGAGGCATATCTCGGTATCGTCGGCCGGATACGGTCGGTCTTCGACGCCGGCGTCGTAGAGCGCTTCGGACATGTAGGAGCCGAGGCCCTGCACGAGTTCGCAACCGAAGAAGCGACGGGCCTGCGCGGGGTCGCGTGGCAGCAGCTCATCGCATGTCGCCTCGATCGCGTCCAGGTTCACCCACGGCGAGCCCTTGTACACGAACTCGAGAATCTTCCGCCGGTCGACCCTGTCGGTGAAGTCCAGGTTGGGGTCGTGCCGGGGGAAGAACTTCATGATGTCCTTCGCCGTCGACTCGTAGGTTGCCTGGCCGAAGCTCGCGTCCATGGGGTCCCACGGGTTCGTGAGCTCCAGCATGCGCCCGTCCATGCCGGTGACGCCACGGAGCACGGTGTCGGCGACCTCGAACATGCCGGAGCGCTTCGTGTACACGCCGGACTCGTCGCACAGAGCGAAGTTCACGGGATTGCCCAGCTTCGAGCGGGCGGAGGCGGTCACTGGGTCGATGCGCCCGCCGTTGGGCAGGCGGATGAAGCCCTCGCGCACCTTCATCAGGTCGTCCAGATGGCCGTTGCGCACCATGGTCTGCAAAGGCCGGTACACGTTCGCGGTCTGCTCCTCACTGTTGGCGAGCAGCTGCACCAACGCGGTGCGCCGGGGCATGCCCATCGGCTCTCCCGGCCGGTACTCGTAGGAGAAGCCGCACCCACATCCCCAGTCCTCGCAGCGGAACTCCTCGCCGCCTTCGGCCCAGCCGCAGAACACGCAGGGGCCCACGGCCTCGAAGCAGGCCACGGCAGCGCCGAACGGCGACTTACCTAGCTTCTGGCCGCCGACGATCTGGCCGCGACGCCATTGGAACGCGCCGCCCTGCAACGGGCGCGACGCATTGAACCGCGTACCGGCCTTGACGGTGTAGAAGTCCACCGCGTTCGCCAACTGCCAGCCCACGAGGCTGAACGGCTTGTTGAGGTCATAGCCGGAAGGCACCACGCAGTGGGCGCGAGTCCATGCGGCCATCAGGAAGCCCAGCGAGGCTGGAGGCTGCCTACGTTCCGCCATACGACACCTCGCTTATTCCTGCATCGACTGCCATTCGTCGCGCGGATCAGGGAAATCGACTATCTTCGCGCTCTTCCTATGCGGCTGGGGTTTCTCGTCGGCCACGATGCGCCAACCGTTCAGCCGCAGCCCCTGAGGGGTGAGCCCGATGGAATCCGCGTAGCGGCACAGGGTCGTCCGGTCGGCGGCCTTCGCGTCGGAAGACTCGCACAGCACGTACTGGCGGACGTAGAGGGCCACCATGTGCTGCAGGTACTTGTACTGCGGGCGGCTCCACGCATACCCCTGCGGGTAGCGCCACAATTCGTTCCACACGTCACGCTCGCGCTCGTTCCACTGCGCCGAGGCCGCGTCGTCGGGCTCGCGATGGAAGCCGTCATCGTCCTTGAACGTGAACCAGACGACGTACCGCGGCAGCGGGAACTTCGGGTGAGGTCGCCTGTAGCCGTTCGCGGGCAGAGCGAACAGGCCGGCGGCGCGCTGCTGGAACGCCTCTGACGAGGGGTCGGGCATCCTGCCCGCCTTCGCGCGGGCACCACCGCTGGGCATGGCCAATCACCTCTTCCTTCGACGTGTAGGCAGCGGCGTCACGCCCATATTTCTCACTACGTCCCGCTCGTTCGGCTCCTGTTGGAGCGTAAACAGACGGTCGCGGGCCGCCCCTCATCTGTCCTGTTCCGCGTAGTATCTACGATTCGCCGCCTCCCAAACCTCTTGGCTGCGGTTCGGGGAGGGTCGGTCCTTGTCTCGGGCCAATCCCTGTCTGAAATGTTTGAAACGCAAAAACTTGCGAGTCCCCTCACCGGCGGTCTTGGCGGGGTTCGGCGGGGTTCCATCCCCACCCCGTCGCCGTTAGTTTTCCGGCGGGGGTGTTGGTTCCTGTTTGTTCCAGTGTTCGCGCATGCGGTTGCTGTTGGCTGCTCCCGCTTTGCGGTTGCAGCTCGCGTGTTCGGGTCCGTTGTATCCGTCGCGCCGGTCGTTATGCCCAAGGTCCCATGCTTGGCCGCGGGTAACGGGCAGGTGGCAGCGGGGGCAGAGTGGCGCGGCCCCGTTGTCGATGGCCGCTTGCCATCGGGCGCGGAGCCGCTTGTGTGGGGCGCCATACCCCCGTTGGGTGGCGGTGCCCCTCTCCCTCTCGTGGGCCCTGCCGTGTTCGGCGCAGTAGCGTTTGCCTGCGGGTATGAGCTGCGGGCAGTGGGTGTATGAGCATCTGCGTAGTGCCATTTGTTGTTTGCCTGGTCCTGCGTGTCGTGTGTCCCCGGCTTGCATATCTATAGTTATTGTGTTACTATAGATATGTCAGCAGAAAGGAGGTCCGATGAATCCAAAGGATTGGTTCGATGTCATCAACGGCATCATCGCCAACGTCCTCGCCGCGATAGCCATAATCATCGCAATCAGACGAAGACCGAAGCACAAGAAGTAAAACAGGTTCCGGCTAACCCTACTAGCCGGAACCTCCCCGCCAATCCTATCTCATCGGAAACACATCATGAGAACATCACTGATTTTCGGAATCGTGGCCCTGACGTTCGGAGCCATGGCCTTGGGCGGCGCGCTATCCGACAGCCCGATAGTATCTGGCGGCTTCGGTCTCGCGGCCGGAATCATGGGCCTTGCGGCCGGAATCATCAACGGCAAGGAAGGCAACAATGACGACTGAATACCTCGGCGTCAAACAGGTCGCCGAACGCCTCGGCATCACCAGCGGCGGCCTGCTCAACCTCAAACTCCCCGAACCCGACGCGACCATAGGCCGCACTCGGGGCTGGTTGCCTGAGACCATCGATGAATGGAACGCTCAACGTCCGGGACGTGGTGTCGGCGGAGGAAGGCCACGCAAGAACAAAGCATAGATACGCGAAAACCCAGCCACATGAGCTGGGTTTTTCGACACTAATCCACTGACATTATGCGGTCACAGTCAGCTCTTTGTCAAGTCCGCCACTGATGACGAGCCGGTAGACGCTGCTGTATGAAATGCCTTGGGGCGTGACATCAAGCTTGCCTCGGGATTTCCACACGGTGAGCGTATGCCTTTTGACGGTGATTCCCGCGTCCGTGAACACCTTGGCTATCTCAGCCGCAGACCCGCGCCTGGGATCATCCCAACACAACGTCTTGAGCCTACGCAGTTTAACCGTCTGCGCTCGCTGTTCCCTCCCGCAGACCGGGCATGTCACCCACTGGTCTGCTGCCCCAGCGGTGAGCATGGTCTCGCATAGTTCGCAGGTGCCGATTTCGCGGCGTTGCTCCGGCGGGTCCAGCGCAGCATCGACTTTGCGTGCGATGCCGTCAACGACGTGCATGTAGAAGCCCGCGTCCGCGAACGTGGCGAGCCTGGGGTGGCCTGCGCATGCGATGAGCGTGGCCTTCAAATCCTCGTTGCGTTTGTCCTTGCGCCAGTCCAAAGCGTCGATACCGTCGAGGCAACGCCACAGTTCACGAGCCGTGGCGTCGAGCATATCGATCAGGTCGAGCACGTCCAAGCGTATCGGCGTCGGGGGAGTGGCCGTCTGGATGCGCACGGGCGAATGCCCGCCCGGATGCAATGTCGCGTCGAGGCTGTCATGCAATGGCGTGACATCATGCGCCAATCGCAGGAGCGTGCCGGCGAAACGCAGTTCGCACGTCTCGCACAGTGAATATCCCCCTTCGGTTATCGTTTTGCAGTTCTGGCAGTTCACGTTGGCCCCTTCCGGCTGGTCGGCTAGAATAATGTTTGCTTCTCATCGCCCTGGCCGACCATGGTTGGGGCTTTCTCGTATTTGAGCCGGCTGTATGGCATGTTCCATATGCGTTTGAATTCGGCTATCTCCTGCTTCGACAGTTTCGGCCCGCCCCATGGCTTGCCTGGCGGGCGTTCCCGTTTCGGCGGTTTGAACGGTTTGACGCTTATCCGGGCGAGATGACACATGTGCATGGCCAGATACTGGCCGTCCGGTCTGATGCCTGCATCTCCGCAGGTGCTACGGAGCAGCGGGTGGCCGACGGAGGGAAGCCACGTGACGCGGGTCAACGGCCGGCCGAGGATTATCGCCACGGTCAGGTCGTCACCCGCCACACACCCGTAATCCCACGACTCCCACACGGTTTCCCGATCCTGGATCACGTACAGGCCGCAGCCATCGCAGACGGTGACCACGAGGGGACTCGTTTTCGGGATGAACGCGCGAAGCCATGCGGGTTTGCGTTCACGGGCGCGTGGCCTGCTCACTCCTCCATTGCCTTTCTTCTTGCCGCGTCGAACGCGATTCTGATGATGTTCTCCAACCACGCGCCGGGGAGCGTGATGAACTTTCGGGTTTCGGCCATGGCGGCGGCAATCTCCTCTTCGGTGATTCCGCGTGACGCTCCGGCCTGGTATCCTTGTCCCCAAGCCCACTGCAGGCCACTGTCGACGTACGACGGGTCACGCTGCTTCTGCGCCTCGATTTCACCGCTGATGATGCTCATTCGTTTCCCCCGTTTCGTTGTTGATTGCCGTTTCGATTCGTATGCACAGGTCGAGCGCCTCCTGCCATCCGGCCTGGTAGCCGATGACGAATGCCTCGGCCGGGCTGTCATTGCCCAAGCCCGCTACCGCCAATGCGTTGAGCGCCTGCTGGATGACGTCAATCGGTTCGGCCATGATTCGCCTTCCTGTGCTCATGTTCCTGTTTCCATACGGAGTGGTGTGAAAGGAACATTTTGAGAGTGCTAACCGGCTCCCAGAATTCGGTTCGCGGGTCGTAGCACCACCATTGGCTGCAGATTGGGCAACGGTAGTAGCAGCCGGGGCCGTGCGGGTCGCATCGTTGGCTCATGATTCCTCGCTTTCGGTCGTGTAACAGTTCGCGTCGAGCCAGTCGGCGATGGTTCGAAAGTCCTTGGCCCACTGAATCCGCGTCTGGCGTTCCCGCTCGTCCTTGGGGATTGGCTTCGGAATGTCAAAATCGAGTACCGAGTATTCGGATTGTTTTAGGAAATGGCTGCGGGCTGGTCTGCCTCGATGCTGAGGGACTTGCTTGTAGTTGACGATTTGGAGGATGTGCAGCATCTCCAATGCCTTGGCCGGGTCGAAGTTCGGAGTGTCGGGATTGTCGTCGAACCGCTGACGCAGGTCGGGCACTGTGCCTTCGCCGTTGCCGAGTTCCCATGCGGTCTCTTCGATTTGCTCTCTGAATGTGAGTGCCATTTTGGGCTCCTTTGGTTTGGGAAAATCTAGTGTCGTTGAGGGGTGTTTTTGGTCTTTCCGGAGGGGCGAGCCGTAGTTTTTCCCACACCCGGACACACACGTAGTGTGTCCGGGGAGTGTGGGGAAAAACTAGACTCGATGGCTCAGTTTTTCCGGGAAAAACTCGGAAAAACTGGGAAAAACGGGAAAAACTAGATTTCGAGGTGGTTTTCGTCATCCAATTCACTCGCCTCCTCCCTGCTCATACGGTCCACATAGGCGTCGGATTTCGGGTCGTCTATCTGCCGGTACGGTCGGACGGATTTGAATATCGAACGATTGTTGCGTCCGGAGCGGTTCGAGACGAAACCCTCCTGCAGGAGCAGGCTCACGGCTTTGCTCATGACGGCGGTGCGCGCTCCGGAACCGTCTTCCTTCAGCGCCTTGAACAGTTCGGACTGGTTCGGTTCTTCGAGTGAGTCCTCCAGCATGCGGCTGATGCGTTCCATCAGTCCGGTGGGTCGGAAGTCGTCGCGTTTCGTCTGCCGGTCTTCGCTGGGCATCATGTTGGGTCGTGCGATGGTGACGCGCATGAGTTTCGGATCCGTGCTGTTGATTTCGATGCGTGCGGCTTCGCGCAGGTGGCTGCCGTTGCTGCTCCAGCTGACGGCGCAATGCTCCTCGATCTCGCTGATGCGGTCCTTGCCTGATTTGATGACGATGGTGCCGCGCACGCCCTTGCCGACTGGTTTGGTCATGTCCACCGAGTAGCTGATGCCGTCGATGAGTGCGAGTTTCTGCATGCTGCCGCCGGCGTAGCGGCCCCGGTTGTCCTTGCTTTTGACGACGTGGTCGATGAGCACGACCGCTGGCCCACAGGCGCTGATGAGTCGTGGCATGGTGTTGTACCAGGCGGCGATGTCGTCACCGCTGTTGCTGTCGAGGCCGGCGTAGGCGAGGCAGCTGGTGACGCCGTCGATGATGGCCAGCGTGGCCGTGTCCGCGTAGTCGAGGGTTTCCTTCCAGCCGTCGAGGCTGGTGGGGCTGCTCGGCTTGGCGCTGGGCCGCACGTAGTGTAAATGCTGCACGATCTGTTCGCCGGTCACGCCGAGCAGCAGGAGACGCTTGACGACGTTTCTGGCGGAATCCTCATAGTCGATATAGATCACGTCATGTCCCTGTTTGAGTTCCTGGGCGGTGGCGATCTGGGCGAGCATGCTTTTGCCGCAGCCGGGTTCGCCGTGCAGGTCGTTGACCGCGCCACGGTAGAACAATCCTTGCCCGTCCTCGCGCTGGAACACGGTGGGGGTGGGAGGCAGTTCAATGCCGGATGCCAACTGGGTGAGGTCTTCGAACCGCCAGCTGGAGGAGGCGTTTTTGTTTGCCTCGTGACTTTCCATTGAACCGTTTTGAACCTGAGATGCGGGTGCAGAACCGTTTTGAACCGGCATTGTTCCAGTGTTTTGAACTGCTTCCGGGTGACTTTCCTCCATTTGATTCGCAATCGTGTTTTGGGTGAGTTCGTTGAACTCGCCGGGCGTCATGCGTTCGATTTTCGACTGCTCGCACGGATCCACATGCGATTGCACGCCGTTGACCTTCTCCATCGCGCCACTGAGAATGCTGGCCCATTCGCGTGCCGCCTCACGCTCCTTGCCTTGACGGTCGGGGGCCACCTCGGCGATGAACCGTGGCTTCAATTGGTTGATGGCGTCGAGAGCCCCCCGGTGTCCCTCCTGCGCGAAGTTAACCAACGTCCAGACGGCCTGCAACGTGGTGTCGTGTCGGGAGCCTTTGCTTGCCGGGTTGGCGAGCGTCTTGTTGAGGAACGTGTTGACCGCCTTGCACATGCGGGCGTCGTATTCCCTTGAATACGAGGGAGTTAAAGTGGTCGAATTCGACACTCTGTCGGGTTTGCGCAGGTAGTCCACCCACTTCCATGGCAGTGTCGCCAAGTCGCCGATATGGGGGAGCGTGCCGGAGAATGCGCCGCTTGGCGTGTACCAGCAGTACATTTCGCCGCTCGGGTGGATCGACGGCCAGACCACGGAATACCGGTGGCCGGGCTGCAGGATGTCGACGCCCTCGATGGCGCCGCCCTTCCACGCCAATCCCTCGGGCACCTTGTAGAACAGGTGGCGTGCCGGACTGTCGATGCCGTGCGCCGTGCTGCTCCACGTGGCCGGAAGCATGCCCAGTTCCTGAGAGAGTTCGCTGATGCCTTTCGCCCCGTCCGCCTTGACCTGATGGCCTTGTGCGGCGTCGATGTCCAACACCAATACGCCTTCGGGGATGACGATTCCCGTGTTCGCGTCCGGGGTCGCCTGCGACCAGACCTGTACTTGTTCGTCGGTGACGGGTTTGCGGCTGCGTCCCGTGAAACCGCTGGGCGGCGGGGTCTTGCGGCCTTCGGGCAGGGGGATGACCTGCATCCAGCCGGCCGCACGGTACATGGGTGCGGCTGCCGCGTATCCGTAGATGTCGGTCATTCCTGGAACTCCTTTGACGTGATGTGAATATGTGTGGTGCCGTGCACGCCTTTGCATTCGTGCGGGCCGCTTGGCTACGGCTACGGCGGTCGGGACTGGTATCAGTCCTTGTCGGAATCCTTGCTCTTGTGCCAGCCCAGGAGCACGAGCCTCACGCTCATGAGCTGCAGGCTTTCCGAGTCGACGTCACAAAAACCGGCCTGGTCGGAGGCGAGGGAATCCATGTCCTTCACCAGTTCGATCCACTGGTTCTGCAAATGTTTCAGCAGTTCGTCCATTAGAATTCACCTGTTTCCGGCATCTGTTCGGAACCCCCGTGGTATTGGGGTTGAGCCTGGTCGGTGACGGCGGTGACCGCTTCAACCGGCACGCCCAACAGGGCGGCGATCTCCTGCGGCGGCTTACCCATGGCCTTCAGCTGGTTGACCTTCATCGGATCCACCTGTGGTTGGCCGAGCTGTACCGGCTGAGCGGGTTGCGCCTGTGCCGGCGGGTTCCATGGGTCGACCGGAGCCGGCGCATATCCCTGATTCGGGGCCTGCTGGGGCTGCTGTGGCGCGTACTGTTGCTGCGGGTATGTCGGCTGGGCTTGCTGCATGCCGGGCTGCTGGGGTTGGCTGCCGTTCACGAGACTGTTGACGCTGGAAGCGGGTTCGATGTGGAATTCGAACACTTTCGGCGGCTGGGGCGCGTCGCCCCGCTGGCCGAGACCCACGAACCGTTCCGTGATGGTGTCGCCCGGCTTCGGGATCTTCACGCCCGCCTGACGGCAGGCATCGCGAAACGCCTTGAGCTGGATGCCCCAGCCTTTGATCCAGAGAGAACGGCGGCCGTCGTCGTCATCCACGCTCGGGTCGCGCAACTGGGTCTGGATGATGACGTGGATCTGCTCCTTCGGGCGTCCGTCGTTCCAGAAGGCGGGCTGCTTGGTCTGGAAGTCGTTGACCTGCGTGGTCTCGATTTTTTCGATGACGCCGGTCACCGAGTCTCCGGGCTGGCTGTTCGCGCCGAAGTACGCTTTGGCGCTGTTGCCGGCGAGCAGGTCGCCGAGCGAACTCAACTGGGCTGGCTGCCGTTGGGGCTGCTGGTAGCCGTAACCCTGCTGCGGGTAACCGTACTGTGGTTGTGGTTGTCCGAACATTGTCGTGTTCCTTTCGTTGTTTTTACTTGGTGAATTGGTATTCGGATTCGATTAGGGGGATGAGTCGGAGCCACTTGTCGGGAACGTCCGGCCATGGCTTAGCGTCGAACTCGGGGAGCGCGCTCATGTCGGGCCAGACCCGGCCCTTGCAGGAGAAGCACTTGTCGGGTCCGGCCGCCGGCAACTGTTTGATCCAGCTGTCGCGCACGTCGGAGCCCTCCGCCTGCTCCACGCAATCCATGAGATTGACGAGCAGTTGGGCGCGGCTCAACGCCCATTTGCCGGGCTCCGGGTCGAACCTGGTCTCCCATGGCAATGCGTCACCCAACGAGGTCTTGTTGCGGGGCAGGAAGTAGATGCAGTTGCGCTCCACCCGCTCGCCCTCGTTCTGCAGGCCCATGCCGTAGAGTGAGGCCTGTACCCGGTACTGTTGCGAGGGGCCGTGGGCCTTGACCTTGGTGACGGTCGTGTTGCCGACTACCTTCCAGTCGATGGTGCTGCGGGTTTTGCGGTCCCATAGGTCGATGCTGCCGGTCACGTCGTAGCCGCCGTGCAAACCCTGCAACCGGCCTACGGTGACCCGGTACTCCGAGCGCCACCGTTCCACGAGCTCGGTCACGTTGTCCTCGCTCGTGTAGGGGAATTGGAACGCCGGCTCCCCGTTCAGGTCATGGAACATGGTTTCGAAATGCGCGTGGACGCACGTGCCGATGAACGGCAGCCAGCCCGGCGAACGGCGTTCCGGCCAGCCCGCCAGCTTCGCCGCCAGGCAATGCACGCAATCCGTGCCCAGTTCTGACGGGCCTATCTCACGCTGCAGTTCGCGCGGAGCGTTGGCGATATCCGCTTCGATGAGCTGGCGGATCTCCGGCCACAGTTGCGGCTCCTCCATCGTGCCGATTTTGGTCTTCGGCGTGACGGGCGGCTTGCCCATATCGGGTGCCGTTTGGGTCATGGGCGGCACGTCGACCGGTATCGCGTCACCCTGCTGTTGGGCTTGTGCGACGGCGAGAATGGCGTCATTCATGCTCATGGTTCTTCACCTCCTTCAAAAACTCGTTGATCTGTTTCTTGATGTCCGTGAGTGCGGTCCGGCTGAGCCGTGTGATGGCCACCGCCTCGTCCGAATTGTCGAAGCGCAGCGTGTAGGTGCGGTCGCCGTCCTTCGCGATGGTTACCGGCATGCTGCCGAAGGCCATCGAATGCACGGGGAAGCCGGTCTTGCCTTGCGTCTCCAGTTCGCGTATGGCCTTGTGGATGCGTCTGGCGACGGTGAGGCCCAGCTCGTCGAGCTGCTCGGAACGGATGACGTACAGGTCGTCGGTCAGCTCGTTGCCGTCCTCGTCACGCAGGTCGTAGTCGGCGATAACGCTTTCCACGATCTGGGCGATGCCCAGGCTGGACAGTTCCGCGCTCATGAGACCACCACCGTCGGCTTGCCCGACATCGCGTAATCGGCCACCGCGTCCGACGTCAGCAGCTTCTCCAACTGGCTGAGCGGCCTTGGCTTCAACTGGTAAGCTCCGGGATACTTGGTGGCCGGGTAGGCTTTTTCGAACGTGCCGGCGTTGATGCGGCGCGCGCCCGGCTTGACCTGCACTTTCAGATTGCCGGCCTGGTAGGTGCCGACAGGATGCGAGTCGAGGATACGGGCCTTCAGCTCGTCGACCTCCTCCTGACGGGACGCGATCTCGGCCTGCAATTCGACGATGCGCGCCGCCTGAGCTTCGAATAGGCCCTGGCGCAACCCCTCGTCGGGATTCTTGGTTTCGACTTCCTTGAAATCGGGGGGTAATACTTCATTCGCAGTCATTTGATGTGCCTTTCACGATGATCTGGGCGTGGGTGGGATACCACGCCGTCTGATGTTTGGTCTGATTCGTGTGCCGGTTGCAGCAGGTGACCGCCTCGTCCAGGCCGGTGGGCTTGCCGAGCGGACCGCATGTCCTGCAACGCGGCATATAGAGACGCCGGTCAGGCATGGCACTGGGTCCCATGGAAACGTGGGTTGCGTGGAATGCGACGCCTATGCTTCGGCGGTCGGGCCGCCAGCCTTTCAAGCTCACGCTGCTTGACTTCGGCCTCCACAAGTTCGGCCATCGCCTGACGCGGGTTGCGCAGCAGCCGGTTGATCGCCGCACCGGCCTTCACGACCTCCTGCGCCAGCTCGCTGGTCTTGTTCAGGATTCGCAGCTTGTCGCCGGCAATCGTCTCGTCGCCGAACTTCTTCGACACCTTGCCGATGTAGGTCGCGGCCGCATCCGTGATTTTCGAGGAGACCGGCACGAGGTCGGCGATGTCCGCGGACAGGTCCTCGTCATCGATCAACGTCTCCTGTATCATCTTCGGCTGCTTCATGATTGTCTCCTTTCCTCCGGCTCCCATTCCGGGAGCGGTTTGATACTGATATAGAGGTGCGGCTCGTACTCATGCCCGCAACACGTGTACGGGTCGCCGCTCTTGCGCTTCCGGTAGCGGCCCTTCGACCCGTAGACCCATAGGTCGGGCATCCGCTTGCTGGCGTGGCTTTCGACGACCTGCGCGTCGTCCACGTAGGCGACGCCGTTCAGTGAATCGAGCACCAATTTCAGGAGGTTGTCGAGGTCGGGACGGCCGCGATGGCTCATCCAGAATTCGGCCTCCAAGCGCACGGGGCATTGGAACGGTTTCGCCTGCGGGTATTTCAACCGGAATTCCGCGAACAGGCGTTCCTCCGCCCTGACGGTGCGCTTCGGGGTTATCGCGTGCCCGTTGTAGACGCGGGGCCTGCCCTTCGGCACCGGGTCGCCCGGCAGGCAGAGCGTGAACTCACTTGGCTGTTCCATCGCCGCCCCACTTCAACAGGATTCCCACGAACATGAGCGGCAGGATGACCGCCAATGCGAGCGAGCCGGTTATCATCCACTGCGGCGTACCCACCGGACTTGGGATGCGGCTGTGCGTGCCGGCGAAACCGACCAGCCACCCCTCAGCGAACGTGAGAGCCAGTAATACGGCCGATTTCTGCCCGTCCGTCAGGCGCGGCTTCGGGCGACGCATACGCCGCTTTTTACGCCGTAATGCTTCGATGCTCATTCCGCAACCTCCTTGCGCTTGCGTTGGATGGCACGCAGCAGGGTCAGCGACTGGCTGAGGATCATCGACGCCTCGAACGCCAACTGGTTCTCACCCAGCTCGAACAGCGCGTGTTCGAGAGAGCCGGTCGCGTCATGCACGTCACTGGCCACATCGACGGCGTGCTGCCACTGATCGACCGGATGGAACAATCTTTCCTCCACGGTGTCCTTGTCTGGATCGCACGCCGGACAATCGCACTTGCCGGTTTCCGGCTGGCGCGTCTCCTCGTCCAACTCCTTCTCCAACTCAGCCTCTCCTCCCTCAAGCAGCTGCTCCATGAGCTCCTTGAATGACATTCCCTTCGGGATCTCGACGCCGATGGCGTGGATTCCGGTAATCTTGTGTCCTGACATCACTTGTTTTCCTTTCAATGTGATTGGTGATGTTGGTGCCGGCGTGAACCTTGGACAGTGCGACGCCGGCACCTTTTCCTTTTCTCCCGGTTTTGAATCCGGGAAACCCTTATTCGCCGTAGACCAGCTCCTTGCGGCTTATCGCGCACCTCCGGTCCCGGTAGTCGATGACCTCCTGTGGATTCCAAACGAGCCTGCGGCCTACGCGTTTCGGCGCGGGCGGATACCGGCCTCCCCACTTGTCGTGGCACGACCACACGTAGAGACTGCCCTTCGAGACACCAAGGAAGCTCGCCACCTTGGCGATCGGCCAGCCGTCAAGAGACGATTCGATTTGACTACCGGCCATCACGCACCCGCTTCCAAGTCAAGGGGAGTGCAGCCCAGATACTTCTGGATGAGGTACTGCTGGCCCTTGGGCGTGACCTTCGTCGTGAAGTTCAACGACACATGACCATCCGAATGGGCGATCGATGTTTCCTTGACCTCGAACAAACCCAGTTCCATGCTCTTCTGCGTCGGCATGTTCGGATTCCCGTTGCGCTTCATCAGGAAACCGTCCTCACGCAATTGCTTGAACAACCGGTTCTGGCCGGTCTTCACGCCGTTCTGTTTGAGGATCTTCGCCAATTCGCCGATCAGAATGCTCCTCTTGCTCGTGGCCACCGCGTCCGCGAACAACACCTTCGGCTTCTGCTCGTCCAACTGCTTCCGTTGTTCTTCGATGGTTCTCTGCGCGATGAGCACCGCGCGAGCCATCGTCTCCTCCGGGGTTTCGCCCTGGGGAATGTAACCGCCGGTGCGACGGATTTGGGGTACGACCTCGTCGAACAGCCAATGCTCGAACTCGACCGCGCTGGGGAGCTTGCTACTGGCGATCAGACGGTACACGTCGCCTTCGGTGATGAATACCATCTGCTGGATTCCACCGGCCGTCTCAAGGGGGTAGCGATTCGCGACACCCTTGCAATGCTTTGCGATTGCGTCACGGGTGTTGCTGTATCCGAGTGCAGTGGCGACGTGCTTCGCGCAGAACAGCACCGTCCCGTTCCCGGCGGTCACCGTGGCGACCGGGTTGCCCCTGAACTCGAAGGGCTGTACATTGGATTCAGTCATTTTGGACCTTCTTTCAATCTGACATTCGCCGCCGCTCCAATCGGCGGCATTTTTTTGTGGCTAGAATCTGAGCCATGTGGAAATGGCTGGCGGACAACTGGATGGGATTGACGGCGTTGCTACTGTCCTTCGACGCGGAACGACGCCTGTACCTCTCGACCGATTGGGGAGTAGAGAAGACGGATGGGGACGGGTGGATACTGCGCAACAACGGGTGGCTCACCGAACGAGACATTCGGGTGACGCCGACGGGCGGCGCTATCGTCGAATACCGTGGGGACTCCAAGCTCAAGCGCCATGAGTCCGGCACCGTCATCGTCGCGATGGTCGAGACCTCGAAATCGAGAGACATCCGCGTATCCTCGCGAAGAATCCTGTTCCGGCATTCCCGGATCCTGTCCCTATAGACCCCGGCCCGACATCCACGGGCTCGAGCCCACGGAGACAGAAATCGATGTCTTCCTTGTCGCAGACGACGAGTCCCGTGTATTCGACCCAGCATTTGCCGTCATCAAACACGCGAACCGTCATCGGGTGGCCGTCCAACCATCTGACACGATCCATGTCGATGCTGAGAATACGAATCAGCGCACGGGCCCTCTCACGTTCCGCGCCGCCAAGCCGGTAGGTCCTAACCATCACGCCACCGCCTTCGCGTTGTGCATTTCGGCTGCGAATCGTGCCGAGTTGATGATGTCGGCGGCGGTGATGCCGAGGGCTGTGGCAATGGCGTCGAGGTCATCAGTGGAAAAGGCTTTGAGGAATAGGAAGCGGTCGTAGAAGAATTTGCGGTCGCGCCCAGTTCGGCGGGCTAGTTCTGGGGTGGACACGCCCGAGCGCGCCGCCTCGGCCTTTACTGCCCTAATCAGTTCTATTGATGTTGCGGAGAGCTGTGTGTTTGTTTGCATGTTTTATAAAGTACCGTATCCGGTACGTACTGTCAACCCAAAACGGTACGAATTTTGCAAACGTACCGGAAAACGGTACAATCTTTCACATGAGCAAATATGAATCACTCTTCACGCAAAGAGTCATAGAGGTTATCGAAAACCGACGTCGTGACCGCAACATGACGATAGACGACCTTTGTGCAGATACCGGTATCGGACGTAACAGCTACTACAACAAGATTCGTGGTGATCGCTGTTTCAACACCGAAGAGATTGACGCCATCGCGAGGGTACTTGGCTGCGATCCATTCCTCATCCTTGAAGAGGCTTCTGCAAAAGCTCAGATTGAATCTGACGCTCAGCTTGCAAAGAAAGCGTTTGCTCGTATGCAAACACTGGTGGCCAAGCCGGGCGACACCAAGGCCGAACAGGAAGCATACGAGGAGCTGCCGTGACGACAGACCTAGAGCAGGAAGCCAGGTGGTACGCGAAAAGAGTCATCATCACCCCGATGCAAACCGGGTACCAAGGACTCTACGACGCGAACACCGAGACCATCTACATAGCGGACGACCTCACCCCAACCCAATACCGGTGCGTACTGGCCCACGAAATCAGCCACGCCAAACACCGCGACAGGGGAGGCCACGCCGACCGCTACACGGAACAACGAGCGGATATAGAAGCCGCCCGAATGCTCATAAGCCAAGTGGAATACCAGACCGCCGAAAACATATACGACGGAGACGAAACCCTCATGGCAAAAGAGATGAACGTAATGCCTTGGATAATCCGGGCATACAAAAACTGGCTGCACGACAGTGTGGTCGTCTAGAAGAAAGAAGAGAACCGTGACCGAGCCAACCCCCATGCAGGCACAGCAGCCGCCGGCAACGCAGGATAGCCAGCCCGCAGCAGCACCATCCGCGCCAACGCCGGCACCGAAGAAGAAGCTCCCAACGGCGGCCGTCATCGCCATCGCCGCAGCCATAGGACTGGTCGTGGGACTAGCCGGCGGACTCGGAGGCATGTACCTGTACGCCACGCCCATCATCAACCAGCAGAAGTCGGACATCCAAGACCTCAATACATCATTGGACTCCGTCAAAGCGCAGCTAGCCGACGCGAACGAAAAACTCAACCCCCAGGAAGATCCCAACGACACGGGATCCAACACCGACGCTTCGGGCACGGGGGAGACCGCCGTCAGCGGCGGCGTCGAAATGAAGGTCCTCGAAGCCGGCGAACAGCCCACCATCAGCTTCGACACATGCGGCGACGGATGCAGCAACGGCCAATACGGGCCAAAGACACCGGACGCGAACACCAAGTACTGGGTGGCCAAGGTGGAGGTCACGAACAACACCAGCAGTCCGATGGACATCACCTGCAGCTACCCCTATGAGATAGTCGCGTTGAACTCGAAGAACCAGAAATACACGCCCATCAAGAATCTGTATCAGGTCGAAAGCAACCCCGAGTGCAACGCCCAGCTCCAGCCGGGATTGACCAGCACGGTCACCTATCCGTTCCAGGTTCCATTGGACGCGAAGATGGTTGCCATAGCATTCCGCGACGTCGGAGACGTGTATTCCGGCACCGGCGGGGAGGACAACTACTCCTATATAGTCACCGACCCGAATTACGTGGTCAATCGATAGAAAAAGAATTGCCCTGTCGATCTGGAACATCGGCAGGGCGTGTGAAACATCGACCAGCTTGCTTATCAGAAAGGAGGACGCTTCGCCTACCTATCATAGCCGATAGGCCTGGCGGAGCTATACCCGAAATGTCAGAAGAACGCGAGTGTGCTGCCGAAGTAGTTTCCGCGCTCCTGCGGGGTAAACTCCAGGGACAGCAGATGGTATTCCGGGTCGTCGGGATCCGGCCCCTCGTCCATGAATCCGAATCGTGTGAACAGGTCCATGCTGGGCTTGTTGCGCGGATCCACCTGGGTGAGCACGAGTGGCGTGCGGTTGAAACGCCAGGCATCGTCACGCAGGCGCACGATAACCGAGGAGAGCAGAGTGTCTCCGAGATGTGTGCCACGCACCTTCAAAGCGGTGGCGATATACGAGATCTGGTAGACGCCCTCATGCTCATCGGTCGTTTCCACGGCTACGCCGTATTCGCAGAAGCCGACCACGTCATCATGCAGGGGAATATCTCCGGATACGACAAGAAGCGTGCGCATGATCCCCTTCGGGGTCTTGCGCACGCTGAGGTCACGTATGTAGCGTTGCGGGTCCATCGCCCATTCGGGGCCTCCAGGTTCACAGCACAGGAACTGCCTGAGGGCCGTCTGATGGTCTCTGGAGCATTCGCGCTCAACGACGAGCTTCAGACCCATCGATGGTTTCCTTCCGGGCCTTTGCCCTGCGTTCCATGTAATGGCGGGCGCTGCGGGTCAGCTTCATCCATTTCTCGTCCACGGCGTTGCGTGGCTTGCCGTCCTCGGGCGGCACGTATGCCGGAATCGGCTTCACGCCGGTATCGGTCATGGTCATGGCCGTCTCCTTTCCGATTTTGGCGTAAAGAGAATATTTTATTAATTTCCCTGTTATCCGTCAAATCTCATTAAAACACATTAATACCAGTTAAAACACGTTAAAACCGAAAACAAGTATGAGCGAGTGAAAAAATCATGGCGAACATCACCAGATACAGGACGGCCAAAGGCGAAAACAGGTATCGAGTCCGCTATCGGAAACCCGACGGCACGCAAACCGACAAGAGGGGCTTCCGCCGCAAGATTGACGCGGAGACGTGGGCTGCGGAACACGTCACCATAGCCAAGGCCACCGGCAGCTACATCGACCCGGAAGGCGGCAAACAACGCATAGGCACGCTGCATGACCAGTGGATTGCCGAAAAGAAGCCGTTTTGGAAGGCGACTTCGGGTTCCAACATGGACAGCGCATGGAAATGCCACTGCGAGGCCAAATGGGCAGAACGGCAGATAGGCAGCATCACACACGCCGAAGTCCAGGCATGGGTCGGAAGCATAATCGATAAGTCCGGCGCACCATCCGTCAGCCGCCCATACCAGATCATGCAGGGCATATGCAGCATGGCTGTGCGGGACAAGCTCATCTCCTCCAACCCGTGCGACGGCATCGAACTGCCGAGACTCCCCAAACGCAAGGATCGCCGCATCTACCTGACCATTACCAGACTGCTGGCACTCGCCAACGAAGCGTCGAACTGCCGGAAGCTGGGAGAGGAGCGCCGGGCGCTCATACTGCTATTGGGCTTCTGCGGGCTGAGATGGGGCGAAGCGGCCGGATTACAAAGACGCGATCTCGACTTCGACGCCGGCATACTGCACGTGCGCCGCAACCTCGTATACGTCAACGCCAAATGGGCCGAGGGCACCCCGAAGAACCACGAACGCCGTGACGTGCCCATGCCCCGCATAGTCATGGACGCGCTCAAACCGATATGCGAGCAACGCGAACACGAGGAGCGCGTGTTCCGTGACGTGCGTGGAGGCCCTATCCGCAAGCAGAGCCTCGCCCGCGAGACGGGATGGTGGACGCACACGCTCACCCGTCTGGGCTGGAAGCGGGACGATTGGCCGGTGCCTCACGACCTGCGTCACACCGCCGCCTCGTTGGCCGTGCATGCGGGCGCGAACGTCAAGGCCCTGCAGAGGATGCTGGGCCACAAGAACGCGAGCATGACGTTGGACGTGTACGCGGATCTGTTCGACAGCGACCTTATGGACGTGGCCCGTCTGCTCGATGCCGCCGTGCAGGTGGAGACGGGCGTGGAAGAATGTGGGCAAAATGTGGGCAAAAACGTTTTGAAGCCCGTCTGAAACCCTTAAAAACGTTGGAATCACGCCATTCCTGCGAATGGTGGCTCTTCAGCAAGTTGAAGGACGCGCT